ACAATCGAGAACGCAGAAGGAAGCACCAGCGATACCCAACCGGTACACGTTAACCTTACCATTCGCTATAGCATTGGTACCGACAAGGTGGCCGAAGTATTTGAGAAGTATTCGCGTGACGGAGACCTGCAATCATACGTGCAGACTGCTACGCAAGAAGTATTCAAGGCCGTTACTGCAAAGTACACCGCTCCGGACTTGATTGCAAAGCGAACCCAAGTGTCCACGGATATCCTGTCTGCACTACGGGCCAAGCTGGCCATCTATGGTGCCAATGTCATCAACGTGGATATGCGTAATTTTGCCTTCTCTCCTGAGTATATGGCAGCAATCAACCAGAAGGTGACACAGGAACAATTGAGGCTTGCAGCAGAGAATCAAGTGCTGACCGTACAGGCTCAACAGAAAAGCAAGGTCGTAACCGCAGAAGCCGAAGCCAATGCGATCAAAGCCCGTGCCGATGGTGATGCCTATGCAATGGTAAAGAACGCAACTGCACAAGCGGAAGCACTAAGGGTCCAAGGTGCGGCTCTAGCGGCTAATCCTTCAGTTCTGGAACTTAAGCGCATCGAGGTCAACCTTGCACAAGCAGGTAAGTGGGATGGCGCACTACCGCAGAATATCTATGCTGGCGCACCGATTCCTTTCCTTCAATTGTCTAAATAAATCGAGCGGGCATAGCGCAATCGGCAGGAGGCAATAAACTTAAAATTTATACAGTGCGGGTTCGAATCCCGCTGCCCGTACCAGTAGCCATCTATATAGTTATGTGATATCATGTCACATAACTATTTTTTTATGGAGAATCGATTATGAAAGTCATTGCTTTGAAACTGTCTACGGGAGAAGATATTTTAGGTGAACTGGAATCCCAGTCCGAGACCGATATTGTTCTTACCAATCCCGTGGCTATATCGGTCATGCGTGACCGCACCGGTCAACCAGCCATTGGGCTTTCTCCCTTTCCGATGCACTCCGAAATGAGCAATCCAAAGGATCCAGGGTTCAAGGAAGTGACATTCCCCATTTCACGCAAGTTCGTTGTCTACTCATACACACCAGCACCAGACTACACAAAGCAGTATAACGACATTTTTGGTTCGGGCATTCTGTTGCCTCCTACTCCAAAACAAGTTATCCTGGGCTGATGACAAAGAATTTCTATACGAATGTCCAATCCTGGGGCAATCATGTATTGTTCCGGGGCGTAGTCAATGGAAAAAGGGTTAAAGAGAAAATCGAATATTCTCCTTCATTCTACACACCATCGAAAAAGCCTACCGAATTCAAGAATCTCCATGGTGAATACCTGGAGCGGAAGAAATTCGAAGACATAAACTCGGCCAAGGAATTCGTCAAGAAGTTCGATGGTGTCTCCAATGCATCCACGATCTATGGTAATGCCCAGTTCGGGTATGCATATATCGCGGACAACTACCAGGAAGATATCGAATGGTCGATCAACGATATCGTGGTAGGTGTTATCGATATCGAAGTCGGCTCGGAGAATGGGTTTCCCGACCCATACAAGGCTGAGGAACCAATCACGGCTATCTGTCTGACGTTCCTCAATGGTGGTACATTCGTCTTTGGATGTGGGGATTATAGCGTCCAGGGCGAGGAAACGTACATCAAGTGCTCCGATGAGTACCACCTGTGCAGGACGTTCCTGGCCTTCTGGGTAAAGCATTATCCAGACATTGTTACAGGTTGGTACACCAAGTTCTTCGACATACCATATCTGGTCAACCGTTTCAACAGGATTCTTGGTGAGGAAGAAACCAGGAAGCTTTCCCCATGGCGTTTCATTTCTGAGCGTGATACCGTCATCATGGGGCGGAACATGAAATCCTACGAATTCAAGGGTGTTGCTTCACTCGACTACCTTGAATTGTATGCATGGTATGCGCCCAATGGTAAGACACAGGCTACAAAACGATTGGATGTAATTGCCAATCTGGAATTGGGTGAGCGCAAATTGTCGTATGACGAATATGATAGCCTGCACGAACTGTACAAGCAGAATTACCAGAAGTTCATCGAATACAACATCCGTGACGTTTACCTGGTCGTTCGTCTGGAGGAAAAGCTTGAGCTTGTCCAAATGGCCATAGCACTAGCATACGATACCAAATCCAACTACGAGGACGTATTTGCACAGACTCGCATGTGGGATTCCATGACGAACACCTACTTGCTGCAAAGGAAGATCATTGTTCCTCCAAAGATCACACAGAGCAAGGACCATGCATTCGAAGGTGCATATGTCAAGGAGCCACAGATTGGATTGCATCCATATGTTTCCGCATTCGACTTGGATGCTCTGTATAGTCACCTGATGATGCAGTATAACATTTCACCAGAAACGCTGATCGAACCAAGAGACTATACACCAGCAATGCGTGACATTATCTCCGATGGTATAAACGTGGATAAACTCCTGAGCAAGGAAGTCAATCTGAACCATCTACTCGGCGCAACTGTCACACCAAGCGGCCAGTTTTTCAGTACGAACCAGGGGCGTGGTTTTCTACCACAAATGCTGGAGGAAATGTACGATGACCGGAAGAAGTTCAAGAAACTCATGTTGCAGGCCAAGAAGGACCTGGAGAATGAGAAGGATGAATCCAAGAAGTTCAACATCGAGAAACGTATCTCCAAGTATAACAACCTGCAATTGGCCAAGAAGGTGTCCTTGAATTCCGCATATGGTGCATTGGGTTCGCAGTATTTCCGTTTCTATGACCTTAGGTTAGCCCTTGCTGTCACCAGTGCTGGCCAATTGTCGATCCGGTGGATAGAAAACAAGATCAACGAGTACATGAACAAGATACTCAAGACGGATGGTGAGGATTATGTCATTGCATCGGATACCGATTCGATCTACCTGAGGATGGGTCCTCTTGTCGATAAGGTATTCGGTGATAACAAACCAGAGGTCGGTAAGATCATCGATTTCATGGACAAGGTATGCGAAGAAAAGATTGGTAAGCACATAGCCAAATCGTACCAGGAACTCGCCGATTACGTTCATGCATATGCACAGAAGATGCGTATGAAGCGAGAAGTATTGGCCGACAAGGGAATCTGGACGGCCAAGAAACGGTATATCCTGAACGTCTATGACAATGAGGGTGTCAGGTACCATGAACCGGTGATGAAGGTGATGGGTCTGGAGATGATCAAGTCGTCCACACCAGACGCAATACGGAAGAAAATGTCGGAACTGATCAAGATCCTGCTCTCGGGTACCGAAAGCGATGTACACAAATTCATTGCAGAAGCCAAGAGGGACTTCCTGAAACTGGAACCAGAAGAGGTGTCCTTTCCAAGAGGAGTGAATGGTATTTCGAAGTATTCCGACTCCTTGAAGCTATATAAATTAGGCACGCCAATTCATGTGAAAGGTGCTATACTATATAATGACTTCATTCGGAAGAACAATCTGACCAAGAAGTATCCATTGATCCAGGAAGGTGACAAGATCAAGTTCGCATACCTGAAGATGCCGAACACATTGAAGGATACCGTTGTGTCCTTTCCCGATAGGTTGCCCAAGGAAATGGCATTGGATGATTATATCGATTATGACATGCAGTTCGACAAGACATTCTTGGAACCAATCAAGGTGATCTTGGATTGTGTCGGATGGAAGACAGAGAAACAAAGCAGTCTAGAGGACTTCTTTAACTAGGGGAAAATTATGAACGTAATGATGGAGAAAATCAAGAAGAATTCCAGTATCAAAGACTCGGCAATTCTTTCGAAATCCAAGTTCTTCAATGCGAAGGACATGATTCAGACTTCGGTACCGATGGTCAACGTCGCGCTATCTGGTAAGCTGGATGGTGGACTTACACCGGGGCTGACAATGTGGGCAGGTCCCTCTAAAAACTTCAAAACAGCATTCAGCCTGCTCTTGGCCAAAGCCTACATGGATAAATATGAGGATGCGGTGATGCTATTCTACGATTCGGAGTTTGGCACACCGCAATCTTATTTCAATTCGTTCGATATAGATACCGAAAGGGTACTGCATACACCTCTGACTGACATTGAACAATTAAAGTTCGATATCATGGGGCAGATATCCAATGTGACTCGGGGTGATCACCTGATCATCGTCGTGGACTCCATTGGTAACCTTGCATCGAAAAAGGAAATTGAAGACGCCCTGGAAGGCAAGTCCGTTGGTGACATGACAAGGGCCAAGCAAATCAAATCATTGTTCCGTATGGTTACACCACACTTGAACTTGAAAGACATTCCTATGGTGGTTGTTAACCATACATACAAGACTATGGAAATGTTCTCTCGGGATGTAGTAGGTGGTGGTACGGGAAGTTATTACTCAGCAGACAATATTTTCATTGTCGGCAGACAACAGGAAAAAGATGGGAAAGAAGTTACTGGATACGATTTTATTATCAATGTGGAAAAGTCAAGATACGTGCGCGAAAAATCCAAGATCGCAATTGCTGTTTCCTTTGATCGGGGTATTAGTAAGTGGTCTGGGCTTCTTGATAATGCTCTTGAATCGGGTCATGTGTTGAAACCAAAGAACGGTGTGTACTGCAAGGTCGACCTATCCACAGGTGAAATGCTGGATCCTCCTTACAAGGAGGCAGAGACCAACTGTGCCGAATTCTGGGACTCGATCCTAGCAGACAAGGCATTCCAGGAATTCATCGAGAACAAGTACAGCGTATCGTCTGGTTCGATCATGCAATATCAGGAGGTGGAAGAGTGAGTACAGACATTACCCACCTGGTCATGCTACGTTATCACATCGATGAAACCAGAAAGAGAATTGAGGTTCTGCAAAAAGAAATCGATGAACAACAAACAGAATTGGAACGAAAGTGTACTCATCCAACATATAAAGAGGATAGACACTATACCGAGGGGGGTTATGATTATGTTTCGGTATCATCAATTACCCATACATGTACATT